CTGCCGACAATTGGGAGGGGGCGTCGGGCAGCGCGGGAAACGTGATCAAGTTCACGTCGCTTTTGGGGAGCGGCGTGCGGCCGGGACGGGTTCATGGCGCCCCCGCTCGATCTGTCTCGGCCGACTTCTGCGCGGCTCGCCAGAAGTTCACCACGCTCTGTCGTTGCGCGGCCAACACATGACGCAAGTTGGCGGCGCGGTAGGCGGGGTCGCTCCACTTGGCCTTCATGGCTTGGCGCATCTTCTCGCGCGTCTCGGGGGTGTGTGGGCCTCTCACTGGCTCACCCCAAAGTGAGCGAAAACGCGGATCGCAACCAAGTTGAGGTCGGGGCGCATCGCCATCCGTTGCGGCGCAACGCGCTTGGCATGCATGACGGTGGTGTGATCCTTGCCACCGAACGACCGCCCGATACGGGGCAGCGATTGCCCCTTGCAGAGTTTCGCGCAAAGCCACATGCAGACTTGACGGGGGTGGGCGAGCGCAAAGCCGCGCCTGGGGCCGATGAGATCGGCAAGCGTCATCAACTCTCGCTCGTCGTCTGTCGACAGGGCGTTGTACTCAACCAGAAACAGTTTCTGGACGGCCTCGATGGTTGCGCTACAAGCGCCAACGTCCCCCCGGTCGGCAGGCAGAACGTAACCATTCTTCAAGGCAGCTTGGAGCCCATCGACCACGGACTGCAGGCGAAGATTCTCGGCGCGAGCCTCGTCCAAGGCACCTTGGGCGCGATTCAATTCGCGCCGCAGTTTCTGCACATCAGTCAACTGGGGCAAAGGCTGAGCGTACAGAGTGGGGAACGCCGCATGCTTGGCCGCTGGGGACAGACGGCCCACAAGGGCCTCACGCTTTGCTGTCTGCTCGGCAACGATGCCTATGGGCTGGGCGGACATTTAGCGGCCCTCCGCTTTGGCGATGGCGGCGTGGACTTGGATACCGAGGTCGACATACTGGCGACCCTCCATCGTCTTGCTGGCCTTGACGGCAGCCAGAAGAGCCTTCAGCGCCGCGAGCACATCCGGGGCAGCGCCGATGATCCGCGCGTGCTTCTCGTTGCTGTGAACGTTGGCGATGAACTCATAGGTGCGGGCGTCGTGGATAGCCCAATAGATGTCGGCGTAGACATCATCGCCGGCATTGGCGTCGCCGCCGTCACCGTCCTGCCGCTCGCAGGTCCACGATGCAACCGGCTCCGCTTCAGAAGGATCACGGTTGTCTACCGAGCGAGGCGTCAGCGAATTATCACTCATGCCCTTCCCCCCTCTCTATAGAGATGCGGAAGACGGTCATGTCCGTAGAACGGCCTACAGGAGCGGCGGGATCGTGAGCGCTCATGCTGCGGCATCCTGCTGGGCGGATGGGATGGCGGGATGAGCGGCGATCCCGAACACGTCAGGCCGCAGCTCGTAGCGCGTGACCTGCCCGCCGACAGCGGTTTCGATGGGGATGCAGGCGGCCGGGCTGACTCGGCCGCGCTTCAGCCATTGGGCGACATGCGATTGTGTCTTGCCGATGCGCCGCGCCAACTCTACTTGGCTCCCGGCCAAGGCGATGGCACAGCGAAGAGCCTCTATGGCCATCACGCCGCCTCTGTCTGTGCGGCCTTGCGGCGCTTGGAGGTCTTCCGGAATCCGGCAAACACAGCGGCCTTGGATGGCCGAAGCTGCTCGGCGGTGAACCTTCCATCTGTCGCCGCCTCGATCAGCATACACATCTCGGCAGAGGGCCGGTTTTTGCGCAGTGCCTCGCTGATGGTGGACTGGTGGCGGCCGATCTTCTCGGCGGCCTTGACCTGGCCGCCGAGGTCTTCGATGGCGAGTTGGAAGGGGGTTTTGTCGTTCATATTGGCAATCTATTTGATAGCCAATAATACGTCAATGGGAAACCGATATAGGCCCGTCGTATAGTTTCCCCATGCCTATTGGGGATCGCGTCAGGGAGCGCCGGGAAGCGCTAGGCATGAACCAGGTGGAGCTGGCGAAAGCGGTGAAGAACCGCGGCGGCAGCCTGTCTCAAGGCCAGATTTCCAGTTTGGAGGCTGGAACGGTAGGTCGGCCGCGCTCACTGCCAGAGCTTGCAGCCGCGCTGCGAACGACCGTGGAGTGGCTCTTGAACGAGGATAATTCTGCATCGCCTCCTGAGAAAGAAAATGGCAACAATGCGACTGTCCACAACACAAACGGTCGCGCGATTGTCACATCGTCCGAACCGCTGATAGTCTGGCGAACTGTGCCCAGTACGGGCCGGGCGGGGGAAACCTTGATCTACAAGGAACAAGCGGGTATCGCCACCCGTCCGGTAGAGCTGGCCTTCTCGAAACAAGCGTTTGCCATCAAGGTGGTGGACGACGAAGCTCACCCCCGATACGAACGCCGCGATACCCTCCTGCTCGATCCTGGCACGACCCCTGCAGAGGGTGACGACTGTTTCTTTGTACGAGATCAGACGGCCAGCCCAATGGCCGGCATGGCCCGCCGCTTGGTCAGGATCACACCCGAGCACTGGATTGTCCGCCGCTTCGTGACCGACGCCCGCGAGCAAAAGCTCGACCGCACCGAATGGCGATCAGCCTTCCACATCTTCGGCAGCTATAACCGGCGGTAAGGTGTGCAAAAGCGCACACCCTGATATTTCTGTGCGCAAAAATATTGGATAGCCTATTGACCAGATATTGGTAATCCGATAGTGTTGGCTCCAGAGAACAGGAGCCCACATGCCCGCCCCCACCATCCGCACCCCCGAACAAATCCTTGCCGACGAGATCAGGCAGGAAGACGCGAACGCAGCGCTTCGCGAGCCTGCCGAGAACGCACTCGCGACGCTCGACAACATGCTCGCGCACTACGGCAACTTGATGCCAGAGGCGGACCGGATCGGACGCAAGCGCGTAGCCGATGCCCTGCGGCGCGCCCTGCAGCCAGCCACGCCCGAAATGATCGGCGGCCTCACTCGCGAGGAATACGAACGCCGCAAGAAGATGTGCGGTTTCCGATGAGCGGATGGAATCGCTTTCAAAGTCAGTTCCGCGAGACCGATGCGGAGCGTCGAGAACGCTTGCGCGAGTCGTATCGGCGGCAGTTGGAATCGCACAAGCCAAAGCGCCGCGCCGAGTGCGCTACCTGCCCGCCGGCCGATGCGATAGCCGACGAGCGCCGTTGCCCTGAATGCCCTTGGAGGGCTGCACAATGACCGACGATATCGCGAACACCTACAAGTACGCCGAGGACTGGGCGCGCGAGGCTAGCAACGAGCGAGGCTGGCTGGAGCGACTTCAGGCCATCCGTGCCTACGTGCAGGACTGCATCGATAACGGGCACGACCGCGCGGCGCTCGCCAATCTGTACGCCGCTCGTGACGAAATAGGCTCACTCGCTGTCGTCCTGAGTGAGCTTTCCTTGGAGCTTTACTCCTTCAGAAGGGGGGACCTCCGCGCAAAATCCCAGGACGGTGCGACGACCGTCCGCATCGGAGGAGGCGACCATGACGCCGGGCCTGTAATCGGTCCAACGGAGGTGGCGCGTGTCGTCCCTCCGGTCGCCTCCGACATTGTGCCATTGACGCATCCCGAGCTTGAAGAGGCAATCAAGCACGTCACCGCCTACGACGACTGCCAGATGGGAATGCTGGAGTGGACCAAGGTCTGGCGTCTGGTCGTGGCCGCGCGCCAGTACGTGTGGATGCTCCAACGCACCGAAGAACTGCACGCATTGAACGCCGAACTCGTCTCCATCGTCATGGACGACAAGGAAGGCGACCTCGACTTCATCAAGTTCCAAATCCGCGCCGCCATCACCCGCGCCACGGAGGGCTGAGACATGGCCGACATTACCGATCGTCTCAACGGGCAAGTCCCCAGCATCCCGGCCATGCGCGACGGGGCGCTGGAGATTTTCCGGCTTCGGTTCGACATCGCAAGGCACGTCCGCACCTGCTCGGAACTGGCGACCGAAAACGAGCGCCTTCGTGCTCTGCATGCAGAGGCGCGCGCGAGGCTGACAGACCTCCTGCACGAACTCGACACTGACGACGTTGGCGGACTCGTGGAAGGGCAAATGGAAGCCACTCGCGCATTTCTCGCTAAGACCAAGGAGTCCTGACATGCCCGACACGTCCAAATCTGACGCACAGCGCGCGTTCGAGAAGGCCATGGGGCCGCGCGAGAACCCGCTGCATCCCATGTTCCGCGATCACAACTGCGCCTACTGCGCCTCGGGCGAGAAGCCTTGCAAGCAGGGCAACCCGAGCCAGTGCGAATACCCCCACGCTCGTAACGACTGAGGCACACCATGACCGACAGCGAAGTGCAAGACGCCATCAACTCCGACGGCCAGCCCATGACGCTCGTTGAGCGACTGCGCAACCCCTCGTGGGAAAGCGTTCCCGGCGAGGACGCCCGCCTGAACATCGCGCAGACCCGCGAGACGATGGACGAGGCGGCCGACCTGATCTCCGCAATCACCGCACTCTTGAAGTTCGCCGGACAGTAGGGAGCCCATCATGCCCGACACTCTCACCGCTGCAGAGCCCGTAAGCGCCGAACCCGCCACGAGCTATCCGTCGCTGGCTCGCCGCCGAGCCGCACTGCGTGACCGCCTCGCCGTCAGGGACGACGTTGCCAATCGCCGCCAGGACGCCCGCCGCTTCCTCGCCGCCGGCCTCGACATGATCGAGCGCGGCATGGAAGCCAAGGCCGATCTCGCCTTCCTGTCGGAAACGGCAACAGGGCTGCACGATGCGCTCACCCGCCTGATGGCCGGCATGCGCTCCGATCTCGACAACTGCGGCGCCGACGACCGAGACGCCGACATCGACATGGGCGAACTCGATCAGCTTATCACAACGCTGGAGCGCGGGCGATGACCGAGGAAGAAGCCAAGACCAAGTGGTGCCCGTTCGCGCGGTCGCAGACCGAAGATCGCGAGGCCGCTCCGGCCGTAAATCGCACCCTTCAGGGGCATATCGACATCGGCTGTCACTGCATCGGATCGCGCTGCATGGCATGGCGCGACGCGACCTTCACCGAAAGCATCTACACAGAGCCCAGCAGCAGCGATACCGGCGTGCGCCACGAGAAGCGCCCCGGCGGCTTCTGCGGACTGGCGGGCAAGCCATGACCGAAATGCCCAACACCGAAGCGCAGGCCAAGATAGCCCTCTACGCAGCAATGCGACGCGGGACTGATCCGAGATGGGGTGCCGAGCCTGTGGAGATCGCGCCCAGCCGCCCATGGATCTTGGGAACCATCCTGCCATTGGGATTGATAGTCGGCGGTGTTCTCTTGGCCGGGGCTTTGATCCTGGTCGCGACTAGTTAGGAGTGCCTATCGGGTCGCGACGCAACCATCTGACGAACATTCGACAGCAAGGAGATTGAAGTGAGCAAGACCGCCGCCAAAGAAGTGACCATCGACTTCGCGCCGCCTGTGGCCGAGACGCCGGCCGCAGTGCCCGCCGTCGTGGAGGCCGCGCAACTGCCAGTCGCGACCGAAGCCGAGACGCTGTCACAGGCCATCATTCGGATGGCGAGCGATCCTCGCGTCGACATCGACAAGCTGGAACGCCTAATCAAGATGCAGGACCGCGCCCAGGAGCGCACGGCGCAAATCGAGTTCGACAATGCGATGGCCGACGCCCAGGAGGAAATGAAGCCGATCCGGGCGAACATGGAAAACCCGCAGACCCGGAGCGAGTACGCCGACCAGGCCGCGCTCGACCGCGCCATTCGGCCGATCTACACGAAGCACGGCTTCTCCCTGAGCTTCAGCACCGCTGAAGGTGCGCCGCCCGACTGCATTCGGCTCGTCTGCATTGTCGCCCACCGCGGCGGCCATCGACAGCCGTACCAGCTCGACATGCCCGCCGACGGCAAGGGGGCGAAGGGCGGCGATGTCATGACCAAGACGCACGCCATGGGCGCAGCGGCCACCTACGGGAAGCGCTACCTCCACGGCATGATCTGGAACCTTGCTATCTCGCGCGACGACGACGGCAACGGAGCGGGCGGCCTCGACGGCGGTGACGATGTCGAATCCCTCGCCCCCAAGAATGCGCCGCGCGATGCCGAAGGGAAACTGCTTTCGACCTACAACGCCGAGCGCGCCAAGCAGGCCCAGCAGTGGGCAGACGAGGCCATCCAATACCTCAACATGGTCAATGCGCGGGATGCCCAGGAGTGGCGGCGCGAGAAACAGACCGTAGAGAAGGGCAAGCGTAAGTCGGCTCTGCAGTGGCTGGCGGACAACTCCCCCGGTCAGTACGTCCGCGTCCAGCAGTGCTACCAAAATGTGACCGGGGAAGACCTGGAATGAGCGTCACCGAGCGTCGGCAAATTGTGCTGGGCAGCGAACTGCACCGAAAGTTCGTCGGCTCCTTGGTGGCATCGCTTGAGCGCGGCTGGCTGGTCACGCTCGACCCGCCGCGTCGCACGATCTCGCAGAACAGCACCCTGCACATGCTGATAGCTGACGCCGTCGCGGGCGGCCTATCGACGGACACCGGCCGCCGCCTGACACAGGAGGAGGCCAAGGTCGCCTTTGTTACCGGCTGGATGATTGAGAACGGCCACGAGTCCGACATCGTCGCCTTCAGCGGCCATCCGGTTCAACTACGGCGCTCGACAACCACCTTCGACAAAGCCGAGTGCGCTAGCCTGATCGAATACATTATGGCCGAGTGCGCCCAGCGCGGCATCGCGCTTCGCGATCCTGCGGACTATCTGCGATGAGAGACCGCCGCGAGTTCCCGCGTTCCGTCAAAGCCGAGATCGTCCACCGGGCAGCGCAACCGGACGGGATCGTTAAGTGCGAGGGCTGCGGCCTGGTGCTGGGCAAGAAGCCCTATCACATCGACCACACCATCCCGGACGCCATGTTTGCCGACAAGACGCGCGAGCTTACGGCGAAGGATGGGAAACTGCTGGGCTGGGACTGCTGCCATAAGCCTAAGACGGCGATCGACCAAGGCGACATCGCGAAGGTCAAGCGCGTCGAGGCCAAGGACGGCGGCTTTCAGCGGCGGACCTCACGGCCGATTCCCGGCAGCAAAGCCTCGGGCTGGCGTAAGCCCTTCAACGGACCACCGGAACGGAGATATTGATGGGCGAGACTACCAAGATCGAATGGACCGACCACACCTTCAATCCGTGGATCGGCTGCACCAAGGTGAGCCCAGCCTGCGACGGCTGCTATGCCGAGCACATGATGGACCATCGGTATGGCCGCGTGCAGTGGGGTGCCGGCGAGGACCGTAAGCGCACGACGCCCGGCAACTGGCGGAAGCCGATCGCCTGGAACAAGGCGGCCGCCGCCAAGGCCGAGTCGACCTACGTGTTCTGCGCGTCGCTGGCTGACGTCTTCGACAACGAGGTCGATCCGCTGTGGCGCTGGGACCTGTTCAAGCTGATCGAGGCCACGCCGCACCTGACCTGGCTGCTGCTTACCAAGCGCATCGGCAACGTCGTGAAGATGACCGACCCAGCGAACGGCTGCCGGCCCCTGCCGCGCAACGCCGCCATCGGCGCGTCGCTGCCGAACCAGGAGGAATACGACCGCGACCGGATGAAGCTGTGGGAGGTGAAGCAGCGCCTGCAGCCGGTGTTCACGTTCGGCAGCTTCGAGCCGCTGCTGAGCCACATCATCCTCGATAAGCACGCGCCGGACTGGGTGATCGTCGGCGGCGAGACCGACCAGGGCAGTCACAAAGCCCGGCACATGGAATCGGAGTGGGCATGGGTCCTGATGCGCCAGACACGCGAGCTCGGCCGCTCGTTCTTCCTGAAGCAGATGACCAACAAGGCGCCAATCCCGGACGGCCTGCTTATCCGCGAGTTCCCGACATGACCGCCGCCAAGGACCAAGGCCCCACCTCCTCCGACGTGGAACGGATGAGAGATGCCGCCGAGCAAATTGCGTGGGACGAAGCTGAGCGGCAGTTGGCCCTTTTTGACGAGGGCAAGACGACATACGGCCACCACGCCGCCGAGTTCATCGCCAAAGCTATTCGCGCCCTCTCTCTATCCAGAGGAAGGGAGGGGTGCGGCGCAGGTGCCGCCGCCTTACCCGCATTGGACACGCCCCCGACTGAATTGGAGATCGCACACGCAGCCCTGCGCGAGATCGGCCAGCGCGTCGATGACGTGCGGGCCAAGATCGGAGTTGGCGCCGAACTCGACAGCGCACTCGGCTTTATCACCACGCAATGCCTCTACGTGCTGGAGAAGGAAGGCGGCCGATGAACCGGCGCGACAAAGACAAATTGGAGCTTTTGCTGCTCAAACTCACTGGGCACTTCAGCGATGGCCTGAAGCAGTCAGTGACGATCTTCCGGGGAGACGCCCGCGCGATCGTGGCCGCCATCCGCGAGCTTAATCGGAAAGCTCCACATGCAGCACGAGATGGGGCGGTAGCGAACGCCAGTGAGCGCGTAGCCACCCCATGCGATGGCAAGCAATGCCACCCGACCGATCCGCACTGCATCTATCCTGAATGCCAATCCCCTCCCTCTTCCTCCATACAGGAGAAGTGATGCCGACCGCCATAATGACCATCGAGGAAATCATCGCCCGGACACTGTTCCAATGCAGGGCCAAGGGCTTCGCGCCGCCGCCTGCGTGGGACCAGCAGCCGATGCCACACCCACTGCAGGCTGAATGCGCGGACGACGCCAAGGAAGTTGCGCGCGTTCTTCGCCTCGTCATCCGCTCTCTCAAGCAGGAAGGTGGGGGTGGCCGATGAGCCCCGGTGCTTGCAATCTTCCTGAATGCCAAACCACCGTTGGGTGCGGCCATCGCGGGCCTCATGGCGAGTTTTGTTATTTCTACAGCAACACTCCGCTCGGTTGCATCTGTCCGCCGGGCAGCGAGAAGACCTGTCAGGGGGCGTTGTGTCCCCGCCGCAAGCCGACTTGGGAAGGTGGCCGATGAGCGACGCCGACGAAAGGCTACAGATCGCCCTCCAGGCTGTGCAGCTCTACGCTGACAAGCACCCACGCCCGACGCAGGTCACGCAGCAGCAGGCGGCGGAAATGCTGGGCGTCAGCCGCAAGACGATCTACAACTACATCCGCGCTGGCCACCTGAAGCTCAATCGGTGTGGCTACCTGCCGATCGAGGATGTCGACGCGGTCCGGGCTCCCCAATAATTACGCACGGGAGCCAACAAGTGCCCATTTCATTTGCCTTTGCGAGTCCAGCAGCGGGCACCACGGGCGTTTCCCGTCTTTACCGCACAAGACGGCGAAGGGTGGGTAAATATAGCACCAACGGCCTTCCGGCGCACCTTGCGTTTCCACCATTTTACCCGCAGGACTCGACTTTCCACACCCCGATTCCCCACTATCTCCCCACGGCACTACGCACGGGGGATGGCATGGCGTCGATCGGCAAATACAAGGGCGGCTACCGAGCGCAAGTCTACGTGGGAGGGCAACGGGCGTCGCAGACCTTCCGCACCATGCGCGAGGCCCAAGGCTGGGCGACAGCGAAGGAAACCGAGCTGGAGGAATCGCCGGCCACCAGGCACACGCTGCGCGACCTGATCGAGCGCTACCAGCGCGACGTGATACCCAAGAAGAAGGGTGGGCAGCACGAGGATCGGCAGGCGACGGCCATGCTGCGGGACTTCCCCAAGCTGGTTGCCAAGAAGCTGGCAGACATCGACACGCCGGATATGGCCGAGTGGCGCGATGCCCGCCTCCGCAAGGTGTCTGACGCTACGATCCTGCGGCAACTCAGTTGGTTCCGGCATGCCTTGCGCCTCGCCCGCGAGGAATGGAAGTGGATGAGCCACAACCCGCTCAAGGGCATGCGGATACCGCGCCAGCCCACCCCCAGGACGCGCAGGGTATCGCCCAAGGAGGTCAGGGCTCTATGCCGGAACCTCGGCTACAGGGCTGGCCTAGCCCCGGAGACACGCAATCAGGAGGTCGCGCTAGCCTTCATGGTGGCCCTGCGGTCGGCCATGCGTGCCGGCGAGATACTGAGCCTTGGCAGGAAGACCCTGAACCTCCAGCGCCGCGTCGCCTCGGTGGCGCACAAGACGCAGCACATCACTGGTCGACCGCGAGACGTGCCGCTCACCCGGAACGCCATCCGGCTGCTGACGCCGATTGCCGCTCGAGCGCGATGCTTCTCTATCTCGTCGGCCGTACTGGACACCATGTTCCGCAAGGCCCGCGACCGTCTTATGATAGAAGACCTGCACTTCCACGACTCTCGCGCCGAGGCCCTGACACGGTTGGCCCGTAAGGTCGACGTGCTCACCCTCGCGCGCATCAGCGGCCACAAGGATCTGCGCATCCTGCAGAACGCATATTACCGAGAGACGGCAGCCGAAATCGCAGCGAGGCTCTAGCAGAACAGACTTAGGCGCTGATCCGCGAGGCAAAGCGAACCCCAGGAGATGAACATGGACGAAAAGATGGTGGAGAAGATAGCGAGGGCGATGTTCGAGGGGCGGACCAAGAACCGCGCGAAGATACTTTGGGACGATACCCACGTACATACTCGAAATACGTGGCGGGAGGCTGCGCAGTTGGCCCTCTCCTGCCTAGAGGAAAATGGAATGGTGGTCGTGCCGAAGGGCGAGATCAGTCGGCTTCAGGAACGGCTGGAAATGACCCACGTCTGGCAGATGATCGACGGCAAGATGGCGCGCGTCGAGGTCGAGCCCGGCAGCATCCCTGACGGCATCGAATGCCGCGACGAGACGATACGCCTACAAGACAAAGAGATCAAACGTCTCCTCTCCGTCTCTCCTAAGAGGTGATGGGAGTTCGCTGGCCTTCGGCCAGCCTTTGTAAATCCAGTTTTACCGTATAGGAGACGATGATGCCCCGACAGACCGATGACCCCGCGCCGGACGTGCGCCTTAAGCCCTGCGAAGCCTGTGGCAGCGAGGGGAAACTCTACACGTCCCGTTACGGCGGGAACGATCCAGACGTTTGGCCGATTGGCGATTGCCCTGTCTGCGAAGGCACAGGCGGGGCGCTGGTCGAGGTCGACCCTGTCGAGGAAGAGGAGATCATGCTGCCGTAGGAATGAAGAGCGGCGCGAATGGGATCGAACCATCTTGGGATGCAAAGGGCACCAGCGTTCCAAACGCCCCGAGCCGCGCGGCATCTATAACAGAATAAACTCAGGCGGTGAAGCGCGACCCAAAGGCACCCCTACCCCTTCTCCATCTTCCTCATCTGCCTGAACAGTGGGTACTGCCCTACTAGCGCACCCTGTCAGAGAGCGGGATAGCGCACTTCGTATCGCGTATTGCCGCCCGTGTTTGTTCTGGTAGAATGCACAGTGCTACGGCGGCGTGGAAGGACACGTTACACCCGAGGACCGCTTCTCAGCCGGTCGCCCTGAAGAGATTGTGCGACCGAGGGCGGCGTAGAGACGGCGCGGCACCCGGTGCGCAATCAGTCGGTATCAAGCCCGGCCCGTAGTTACTTCCACCCACAGAGCGCCGCGCCCTTTTCATTGTGCACGATGATCGCCTTTTCTGTCTGGCGGGTCATCTTGTCGGCCACGTCGAAATAGATCGGCTTGGCGTTGTCGCAGAAGCTATTGGGGGCCGGGCCGCGTCCACTTCCGGCGCAGCTCGTCAAGCTCACCATCGCCAGCGCGATCAACCATGCGTTCTGCTTCATCGGCTTTGTTCCTCATCTCGCCTTCGCGGCGCATCTGTTTTGCCTGTTCAACCGCCTTCCCTGCGCTGAACACGCGGGCCACAGCCACGGCGATCGCCGCCAGCACTGCGCCCGCGATCGCCAGATAGACAAAGACCTTGCTGCCTTTGAAGGCTGTCCAAAGCGCCATCATGTGCTATGCTCCGCGCGCTGCGGCGGTCGTCGCTGCAGCGACCCCTTCCTCAGTCTGCCGGAAGTCTGGAAGCGGGTTCCACACAGTCCGGCGCTCATGACGACACGATCTCGCCGCGGCGCTTCTTGATGATGTAGCGGATCAGCATGTAGCCCACCGCCACGAAGGCCACGATAGAGAGGGTGAGCGCGCCCAGCTTCATCACCGAGTTGAGCGACGCGCCGAAGGTGGTGACGCTCTGAATCACGGGCGTGATGGTGTCGATCTGCGCCGCGATCGTGCTGGCGCCGGCCGCCACCGAGACGCCTCCGGCAATCACCGACTGGCTCGAGCTGGCCTTGACCTCGGCTTTCACCTCTTGCGGCATTGGCAGCGCCGGGGCGTCCTGCGTCGCGATCAGCATGTCGGGCGTGAGGTACAGGGCCGCCTCGGCCGCGCGCCGCCTGGTGAGACCCGCCAGCTCCACCAGCTTGCCGTTGACCGTCGCCTTGTTCCACATGCCGAAGGCGCGGGCCGCCCCGTTCTTGTCGCCCGCCTTGTGCAGCCGCAGGACGGTGGACTTTGAGAAGCCGGGGACACCGATGTTGAAGGCAAGAGAGCCCATGGCGTCGAACTCGTGCTGCGTGGTGTTCGTGCCTTCAAGGAGCTTTGCGACATCGGCCGCCCATTCGGCCAGATCTTCGTCCAGAAGCACCTTGGCGTGGGTGGGGCTGTCCAGCGTGTCGCCGGGCTTCACGCCCCTGGTGTGGCCGTAGCCGATCGTCCAGACGCCTGCCGGGCAGAGGTAGGCCGTCAAGCGGAGACCTTCAAACTCTGCGATCAGGTCGCGGCCCTTGGGGCTGATCTTCATGTTCTTTCCTTATCGAGGGGGTGGGGTTGGCGAGGGTGGTGGCGGCGTCGACCGCAGCTCGCGGATCAACAGTTCGATCCGGTCCATCTGCCGGCCCTGCCGCTCGACATCAGACTTAATGGCCTTACTGTCCGCCTTGAGCTCGATGATCGCGCCCTTCACTTCGCCCAGCGTGTCGGCCGTCTTGTCGTCGCGCTTCTCGCCGGCATCGACCCGCTGCGCCAACGCCTTGATGTCACCCTGCGAAGTTCCCCAGGCGACCGCGCCCGCGATCAGCAGCGCAATCAGCGTGAGCAGGTTTCCGGTCGAAACCCGGTTGTCCATTTTGGGGGCTACGTCGGTCACAAACTCCCTCCAGTCAGATTTTTGGGCTTCCGGCGAGGAAGCAATAGATGAAGCCCGACTTCCCGGCGCAGATATGGGACCGACCATCGGCCGCCTGCTCCTTCAGCACCGCACTGGCCGGAACGCGGGTCCAATGCCCGTTGATAACGGCCCACCAGCCATCCTCGCGCAGGTCCGCTCGTGTCGGCCGGCAGTCGCCCTCGCGCGGGTTGCCATCGGCGTCCACACTGTCGCCGTTGCAGCACGAGAATCCCGTGCCGGGCTGCTTGAGATCCTTGTACCAATCATGGTGCTCTGCATGCCCGTCTCCGTGCGCGCCGCTCTGCGCGAATGCCGTCTGTGGCAAAAACCACGCTGAGATCACAAAGATTGCCGCCGCGACGTGTAGAATCGCACTGACGGCCTTTTTGCAGTCTCCTATCGTCATCTCAGCCATTGATCCGCTCCTTGGGCGGGTTGGTGGTCAGGTCCCTGGGTACGTGTCCGCGTGCTCAGGGGCCGCTGCTTTACTCGACGCTCGTTGCCGCGTGCTGCTTGCCGGTCTCCCGGTGCAGGTCGCGGAGATGCTCTCCCATCTCGGCATCGGTGCCGGCAAAGACGTGGCCCTTGCCCTCGTCGATCGTCATCCCGTCCATGGGACGGACCCACCAGAGGGGCTTGCCGTTGCTGCGCGCGCTCATTCGGTGGGTAATCCGCACATGGTCGCTATCACCTGGTTGTAGTTGCGAGTAAGCGGGCCACCCATCGGAGAGCCGCTGCCGGAGAGGACAAGTTCCGTGACGCCGTTATCCAAGAGCCACTGCCGGCAATCCTGCGCCCAAGGCACGGTGATAAAGCCACTCGTGCCCACACCGATCTGGAGCAGCAGCAGAATCTTCGACCAGTCGATGGGCTTATCCAGCAGGGGGCCGCGGTACATATCGACCTGCGCGTCAAGCGACTGACGAATCGTGCCGGTCGTTTGCCGGCGAGACGCAACGACAGTGCAAAGGCAGTTGGGCTCTGCCATGAGCTGCCAGAGGTTCGACTGGTCGAAGCCAGCCTGCTCGCCGTTTCCAAGGTTGATGATGTGCGGATAGAACTCGTAATAGCCGCCCTGTGCGGCAACGATGCGGGCGGCCTGTAGATGAAAGTCCAGGTTCTGCGCCGGCGTGCGGTTGTCGGCTGATTCGTAGTCGCAGCCGGCGCGCTTATTCGCGAAGTTCGTCAGGTCGATCTCGCGGCCGCGAGGCAGGATCACCCAGTCCCACGACACGGCGTAGCCGATCAGGACATCATCGAATATGGTGTCCTTGTCGATCACCGCCTGCGTGTTTGCGACGACTTGGTCGGCGTCCAGCCCGTAGGCCTCGGCATAGTCGAGATACCCCCCAAGGGGGAACAGCGGGTCGTCCCGATCCTCCGCGCCCCAACTGTACGCCAGGCGCGTCAGCGAGGCGCCGATAGCCTTTTCGGAAGTCGTGTAGCAAGGCCGGCAGTGAAGATTGTTCACCTTGGGCAGCGTGGCGAGCCCCTGAAACCCGCTGTCGTTGGGCGTGATGTTGAGGTTTACCGGATCGCCGGGAAGCAGAACGTTCTTCCTGTCGCCCCAGAACCACTCGATATGTCCGCCGCTCCGAGGAGGCGTCCATGTCGAACTCGGCACTGCGCCGATCGGGCGCGACCACGCCCAAGTCACCGGAAACCGCGTGTAGGTGTCGCCGTCGATCAGGTCGGTGGCAGGCGGCGTCACGAAGCGACGAATGGTCAGATCGAGCGGCGTAACGTCGTCAATAGCGTCTTTGCCGAAGGCGTTTGGCCCCTGGTCCGGCTCTGCCGCCAACTGCTGGACCTCGTCCCAGATGCCGAGGTTGACCAGCAGCTCATTGCAGGCGTCGAGGAACGACAGATAGAGAGCGTCTGTCATCTCGTTCCAGTCGACCCAGACTTGGATGGTGTTGGGGCTGAAGGTGTTGCCCGTGGCGCCGCCCTTGCCGATGCACAGCTTGGCGTGTGGCAGAGCAACTGCCGTTGTTGCGCTCGATGTAATGATGCCGCTGCTGCACAGGCTCGCTGCGCCTTGGGCCGTATGATACGAGCACGTCACGCCAAGCGAGTTGGAGTCGCCAAAGGTGAGGGAGCCGCCCGTCAGGCGGGCCAGTGATCGAAGGCCGCCGCTTGCTTGCTGTGATACCTGAATGTCGGAAATGGGCTCATAACAACCGATCTCGAAAGCGGAGACGCTGTTCAAATTGCTGGTCAGGGCGACGCCTAGCCCGAACTTGGCCCCGCTCGGGTCGCGCCCGCCCGCCACGTCATAGAAGACATTGGTATTCCAGGCCGAAGCTCCGTCGAACGTGACGCCCCAGTAAAGCTGGTTTTCCGGCGCGCTGCCGATCAACTGGCCGGCCGCGAAGGTATAGATGCCCTTCACGCCCTCGAATGCGGCCTGCCAGCTTTCGCCAACGGCGATGCCGAAGTCCACGGCGGCGGCGTACCAGCCCTCGGTCAGCCCCCGGTAAATGAAGGTGTTGGCGGCCTCAATGGCCAGAGCATCGACTGGGGCGTAAATGCCGTTACGCGCCAGCCAATCCAAGGTTTCCTCCTGCATCGGCGGTGGCGGCTCCGGCGGGGGCGTGAGCAACCGAAGAAAGCCGCGAGGAAACCTCAGTCGAGACATTCGACCGTAGGAGCCGCCCGTTGGGTTGGTGATGGCCGAGCGCAACATCGCTACTTCACCGACTCGCCCCAAGCCCGCAGCAAGGCGAGGTTTCCGGCGCTCAGGCTTCCAGCAACGACGCCCAAGTAGCTGCAATCACCCTGGAAGAACGTCGCAGCGCCCGCACCGGAACCGGCAAAGAGCCGCGTTCTCGTGGTGCCAACTGCCGGCACGACAGCGGTCGGCGTGGAGGTCAAGCTATCCATCGACGCGGCGACCTCCGTGCCGCTCGATGTGCCGATCACCAGCTTGCGGCCTGAGAAATCGGCGGTGAGTGTCGAGCTTTTGCCTACTGCGTTATCGCCCGTCTGCATCCGGATTCTGTTCTGCCCGGACACAACCACTCGCGTCAGGAACGTGGTGGTGGCTGCAGCGCCCGTGCCCCAGCCGGCAATGATTCGAGTGCCTGTGTCCGCCACCAGCGCAGTCTGGTTGACGACGGCAAAGATCGTTGCCGGATTGGCGCCAGTCGGCCACGCCGTTGGAATGCCGACGCATTCAAAGCAATCGTCCGTGCCGTCGAGGATCGCTGCTCTTCGGCCATTCAGCCCCGTCCCGAGCGCCACGCTGCCAGCGGCGGTGAACGCCTGCCCCGACACAAGGTCGCTCACGGTGCTAGCTTCGCCATACCGGCTGAAGTCGAAGAAGCCGACAAGCTGTGAGCCAAGGTCTAACGGCGACCAGCTCGCGGCACCGCCGCCGTACCTGACGTTCCATCGCCGCGTGGAGATCGGCGGCGGCCCCTCCCCGTCGCTGCGTTCCTCACGCCATTTGGCGGCGTAGTCATCCATGTCGTTGGATTTGCGCCAGTCGCTCACGTTCCGATCCCCGCCACTACAGAAAGGGTGGTTTCCCCCGCCTCGGTAATGGCGCTGATCGCCAAGCCAGAGTTTGGCGCAATGCCGAACATTTCGACGGTGCCAGGCAGGATCGCCATGTTTGTCAGGGACGCCGTTCCAAAGAGGTTGATGGAGGCGGCCACACTGCCAAGGTTGGCGACCCTGATGCGAATGGGCGACTCGGAGTCGTCTCGACTGGGGCAGGGAATGCCTACGGGCACAGACGCCACGGCTGTCACCGTGAGCCGGACGCCCTGCCCGCCGTTGTGCGGGGTGAATGTCAGAATGTCATAGTCAGCCATTGCGAAACTCCGTGGCGAACGCTTAGGCTGGTGATAGGGTGAAGGGATGGACACGCGAAGATTGATGGAGCTGCTGCGCGAGGCTGAAACCGCCCTCCGCGCGCTGCGCACCGAAGTCGAAAAGCTGCACAAGGCCGAGCCGCCCGATCCCCTTGAGGGAGACGCGCTCTATGACGCCATGGGGGATAGGCTGCCGCGCCGTCATGACGGGTAAGCCTCGGTAGGCGGGAAGCTCGCGGGATCGCGCGCCACCTTGGAGAACCGCACCTCGTCGATGTAGCCCCGGAAGGGCTCGACCATGGATGTGCCGGCCGCGCCAATGAACCAGTCCGCGCCGGAGCTGTGCAGGTGCGTGACGCTCGTGATCGTGGCGCCTTGCTGCACACCGTCGCGGTACAGTTTGATCTCGCTGCCAGAGCGCACCGCCGCCAGATGCACCCAGGTATCGACCGGCGCCGAGCCCATCGACTGGATGACGTCCCAGTTTGTGCCGCTTACTGATGCGCGAAACTCAAAGGTGTTGCCTGCCTGCTTCAGCATGACGGGGCTGTAGCCGTCGCCCTGCGTCAGGATGATCTTGTTATTGTCGTGATCGGCGGGCCGCACGAACGCCTCCCATGTCCAGTCACCCCACTGGAGGTTGAGATCGTTGGCATACCAGATACGTATGACGCCGGCCGACGTGGTGGCGGGCTTGAAGGATGCGCGGCCGAACTTCGCTTGCTCGGTCGAGAAGCGGCCATCGCCCAGGATGTTGGTCAGGTGCGGCCACGCGCAAAGGTCGGTGTCGGTGCCCTGCCACTCATCGAAGTGCATCAACAGATGCGTGTCGAGATCCCAGGCGTAACGCTCTTCGGCCTCCCATTCGACGCGGAGATAGAAGTCGCCGCCACCGCCATAGGCCAAATCTACCACTATGCAGTCGCCCGCCGTGCGGTCGTATAGATAGCCCGGCGAGAAGTGTCGTGCCTTGGACTGATCCCCGCCGTACTCGATGGGAATGATCGGCAATAGCGCCAGCCCCTGCAGGCCCGAGTAGCCGCCAACCTGGGTAGCCGGGAAACCCGCCGTCTTGCAGTAGCGCCCACCCGGATCGAGCCCGACAGACAGGAAGTATGTCCCCACCACATAGGGGTTCCAGTTCTGTGCGTTCAGCTCGGCGCCGATGATGCGAACCACGTCGGGGCATCGCGGGGGCAGATGCACGATATAGGCGTTCTGCCCGATCGCCGTTGCCGGGCCAAGGTCGCGGAAGCCGTAGACGTGGGAGTCGCGGAAGGTCATCAATCGTCCCTGCCGCGCGTGTCTTCCCAGCCAATGACGGCGATACCGCCGGTCGCCCCAGTCAACTCTCCGGACACGGCATTGATCTGGGCATTGGTGTTGGTGCGTATCCGGAACTCACCCGCTGCCTGCGTGTTGCCCGTCCACGCAAGAGAGTCGTTGCCATTCGGCGTATCGAGCGTTTCGGCGCCCTGGTCCGGTGAGTAAAAAAGGGCTCCGGAAGTGACGGAGTTTCCAGCCCTCGCCCGAATTTTCGCCATCATCTGAACGCCGGTAGGCATTCCCGCCGCCAGTGAAATAGTGGCGGCAACTCCTGTAACGCTGAATGTGTTGGCGCTGATCGTTGCCGACAACAGGAACTCGTCGCCAAGCTGGACGAAGTTGGGAAGGGTCGCGGCGCCAGCTATTGTCCTGACGCTCATAATCCGGCGCTTCAGCGTGTAGCCGGAAGGCATGGTCGGGCTGGTCGGGCTGGTGGAAGCAAGACGCGCCACCGTCCCGTCCGTCTTGCCGATGGCGAAGATATGGTAGGACGTAGCGGCGGCAATCGAGCCCGCGTCCAGTCCATCTGCGCCGACCGTGGCGAAGTTGATTGTCCCCGCCTCCAGGCTCAGCACTGCCGTTCGGGTGTCATCGACGCAGACGCCATCGCTCAGGGTCAGCGTGGTTGTCGTGTTTGCCGTGCGCTGAAGGCCAGCCAGATACCCTCGCAGCAGGGAGGCTGAAACGGGCGTCGAGATCGGAGCGCCCGCGATCGGGTCGGCCGTCCACACCGTCACATCAGCCGAATCCTTGAGGATCGCCTTGTAGGCCGTGAAGTCCGGCGGGTCGCCCAGGTACATGGCCGTGAACAGGCCATTGCTATCGGCAACCACAGGATTGGTGGCCGTGACCGTCAGGGCCGCATCCGTAAAGGTGTTCTGCGGCGTAGTCGTGCCGGTCTGGTAGAAGTAGAGCTTGGCATTGGCCCGGACGTGGCCGTTGCCGTCTACCGCGACGAAGGGATTGATTACAGTGGCCATGGGCTTATATTTCCCGCATGCGAATGGAATTGGCGCAATGCGCCGTGTCGATCCTTGCCGCCTTTGCCTTTGACCGATGGCAAGCGAGCGACCCGCTCCCAACCGGCCAGTCGTGGCTGCTTTGCGTTATGGTTGTTGGCGTGGGGGCGGCATGGTTGTTCACGGTCATCATTGCCCGCCTACCAGCGCGTTATTCCCGTTGGCTTCTTCAAGCGCCTGCCGGGCCATCTGCGCGGCATAGAGAGCCCTGAAGTCAGTCGGCCCGGCGAGTTGATTGGTGAAGTAGGCGTTTCCTGCCGGCGAGTTGTAACCGCGAGCAAATACATTCATGGCGCCCATGACCGGCCACTTCAGCGGGTTTAGGACGGCCTCTCGGCCAGCCGTTCCCGAGTCTGGGATGCGCTGGCCGATGAAGTCACCGACGCGAGATAGCTCGTTCAACTGCCCCCGGCCGCGCGAGTAGCCGGCACGGTCGCCCTGCGCCACCGCCTGCCGCAGCGCATTGAGGGGAATGTTGCCCGCCGAACGGTCGGCCTGCGTGCCACCCTGCATGGCCTTGTCTATCGTCATAAGCGCTTGGTACTGCCGGCGGGTGTCGCGCCATTCCTGCCGCAAGGCCCCAGATGCGCTCCGCTCCACCACATCGTCCATCGCATCCTGAATGCCGCCCAGCGCGCGCTGGAGATCCGGGTTCCGCCCATTGGCGCGGATGGTCCGGCCGATGTCAGAGCGAATGCGGGCGTAGGTCTCACCGGCAATCTGCGGGTCGTTACTGCCCTCGCGGATCGACTTAACCAGGGGTGCAAGGTCGTCCATGTAAGACTGGAAGATGCCGGCAACGTTCGTCTCTAACCGGCGCCCGTAGTCCTGCGCCACCTTCTGCACATCGTCGGCAAACTGCGTGTCTGCCTTGAGCGTGGTGCGCGAGGCCAGATCATCGAACGTCTGACCGATGTTCTTGAAGGCGCGGCCGACAGTCTCTGGCGATGCATCGCCCGCGGTGACGCCGGCTTTCGCCAGGACGGCCTTGTTGAGGTCGGTGCGCTGATTGGAAATCGCGCGCTGCATGGGACCGCTGGGGCCGGGCGTGCCCGCCATGGTGCCTTCAATGCCCTTGAGAGCGGGGCTGCCGGTGCGCTGGGCTGGGGTCAATCGCACGCCTTCCGTGTCCGCCGTCTGAACGATGCGCTGCTCTTGAGGCGTGAGGCGGTTGGTCGTCGGGCTAACGATGCCTCTGAGGGCGGCCATACCGAGCGGAACCGCGGCGCCAGCAGCGAGCCCGAGCCACGGATTGTCCGTCGCGCCCGTGACACCGCCAGCCGTGGCGCCGGCGAGGAGCTGCGTTCCCGGCTGCGTCCTCAGAACGTTTGCCACGCCCTGCGTTACAGTGCCGGCACGGGCGGTATTGGCGACCGCAGCGGCTGGGGCCAGGACCGTCAGGGCATTGCCCACGCCCTCGCCCACTCCGTAGGCGGTTTTCTCTCCAGTCGTGACCGGCTGAAGCCGCGACGTGCGATCGTCCGTCAGCGTCCCCTTCTTCGGCCGAAGAATGTCCGTGAACTCATGGACTCGGCCAGGCAGCGTGGCTACGTAGTCAATGCCTGCCTTGATGCTGTCAGATCCGCCGACCGGCTTGTCCACCGGAACGCCGAGTTGGCGTAGGCCCCAAGCCACAGCATCGACCGGAGCGCCCACGGTGTTGGCGATGGCATCGTTTACGCCCTGCGCGCCAAGGCCAACCTTGCGCTTGACCTTTTGGCCTTCGGTGTAACCCTCCGGCTCCCAGTCCTGCACGCCGCCGCCGCCGGCCTCGACCGGGGCAGGCGCGTACTTAGCCCATGGCCCCTCTGTCTTGGCGTATTTTTCCCAAGGAGGGCTCACCGAACCTTCTCCCAGCTAGAAGGCTGCGACGGGTCTCCGCCCTTGAATAGGTAGCCGTCCTGCGTATCGCCGACCTTCGGGGGGCCGGCGGGGGCTGGCGCGGCTGACGGCGGGGCGCTTTGGCCATAGGCGGCGGCCGCCGCGTCGTGCTTGTTGCGAACGTACGTCAGAACCTGACCAAGCATCGCCCCGTAGGCTTCGGGAGTGGCCATGGCGCCACGAATGGATTGCGGCGAAAGCAGCATGTCGTCGATCATCGTCATTTCGGCCGGCTGCAAGACGCCCGTGTTGATGAAGGCTTCTGACCGCAGCGCCGTCTTCATGGCATTGAAGGCGCCGAGAACCTTTTGCGCGTCCGGACTGGTGGGGTCGTTCACGAATGCGCGCCAAGAGCCGCCGCCGGCTTCGGCGATCACCTTCTGGAAATTGTTGACCGCGCTTTCTACCGCGCGAATCTCGGTCTCCAGTTTCTTGAAGGCCGGGTCCTTCTTGGCCGGCGTCAATTGAACCGCGCCCGAGGGGCCGGTGGGCGGCGAGGCCGCGCTGGGTGCGGCGGCGGGCGGACCACCAGCTCCAGCCAACGCGCTGGCGGGCATAAAGACGATTGACCCATCTGCCGGGTTGGTGACGGTCTTGCCGCCAAGAACATTCGCCGCCTGCTCGACGGTCATCTTCCCGGTGCTGACAAGGTAGTTGAAAGCCTGCACGTCCGGATTGTTGCCGGCGAAGGGACCAGAAGGTCCCGACTCCTTGCTCTTGACCGGGATCATGCCGACGATCTGGCGCGGGTTCTGAATGGACCGGACGACGTAGTTGCCGTTCTGGATTTCGACCTGGCCCTTGACCGTGAAGATGTCGCCGCCGCTGGCCCGTGTCTGCTTGCGGATCTCATCGACCTCGTTGCCGATCGCCGGAGGCGCAGCGCGGGGCGGGGTCATCACATCACCCTGCCCCGGCCCTTCGCCGCCGCCCTGCGGTGGAACCACAGGCGGGCCGCCAGCTTGAGCCACTTGCGGCCCGCCGAAGCCTGCGTTGAACTTCTGCCCGTACTTCGCGACCGTCATGCCGTTCACGTCGGCGGCGTTGGGGTTGTTCATCCCGCCTTCGCCCGCGAACCACGCGCGAGACGCGCCCTCGGGGCCGTACTTCTGCACGAGCTGGCCGAACTTGGCCTTGAACACCGCATCCTGCGCCTGCGTGTCCGCAAGGAACTCCTGCGGAGACATGGGCTTGCCCAGCACCTCGGCCGTCCAAGTCGGGATGTTGAAGTCCATCACCTGATACTTGCCGTAGGCGCGGGCGCCGTTGCTCTTCGCAACAGGGCCGATAGCGCCGTAGCCGTTGTTCGGCTGGCCCGCACTCTCGATGCCAGAAATGGCGTTGCCAGAGCGCGCCAGCACGTCGCCCGGAGGACCGCCCGGAGCCGGAGCGCCACCGCCCACAGGCGGCATGGCCTGCGGCTGGCCGCCCAGCATTTCAAGATATTTCGGCACCTGAACTGCAAACGCCTGCAAGCGAGGCTTGATGTCGGGAGACCACCGGGGAGGCAGGTTGAGCGAGTAGCCCTGAGCCGTCAGCGCTTGGTGTGCGGCCTCATAGGCGGCCGGCTGCTCGGCTTCAGGAAGGCTCAGGATGCCCGCCGTGGTCTTGGCGGCAATCTCGAACTCTTCCTTAGCCTTGGCGCGTTTCTTGTCGTCCAGACCCTGGAAGACCTGCATGCGCTGCAGCTCGCGAGCGTCCTTGCGGTCGTCCAGCAGCAACTGGTCGTGGCGGTCCATGCGCTCACGGTTCAGGCGCGATTCCTCCTGCTGCCGATCCATCTGGATCAGCGGCAGAAGGGCGTTGCCAATGTTCGGGAAGACGATGCCGGCCATGGCCTAGGCCCCCACTTCGTGGTATTGTCCGGTTGCGGGGGCAGGAAGGACCACACCATGAAGAGACTTGCGCTTGGCCTGCTTCTCGCCGTCGCCGCCTGTGAGAACGGAGGCGGCTACAGCCCGGACAATCCGCCCCCCATGGGCACAAACCCCTTTCAGGTCTGGACACCGCCCCCGGCGCAGCCGATGCCCACGCAGACCTACATCATGCCAAGCGGGCGCATGATGAACTGCACCACCTATGGGACCGTGACGAGCTGCTACTAGGGCGGTCATCGATAGTAGCTCATCGGCTGGCCGCCGACGCTTCCCAGGTTCGGGTTTGGCGTTCCGTAGATTGACGCGCCGCCACCCCTGAACGCACCGCCGAGATAGGCAGCCGTCAGCGCGTTGTTGATGCCCGAGCCGATGCCGGACGCCAGCGCGTTGGCGCCGTTGGCAATCCCCGCGCCCTGCGCCTGCCCGCCAGCGATGCCTGCATTTACGAAGGCGTTTCCCGTCTGGCCGGCAAGACTGGAGTTCATGCCCGCCATGCTGTTGGTCGAGCCCTGCCCCAAGCCGGCCAGCGCCATCCAATCGGACATCACGTCGCGGGTCGCGCCATAGGCGTTGGTGTAGTCCTGCTGCCCTGCCTGGAGCTTGTTGCCGAACTCCTGCTGGGTCGCGGCGTTGTTGAACTGCGTGCCGCCCGTGTAGCGGTTCCACCAGTTGCCGTATTCCTGGCTGGCGAGCCCAGAGTTGAAATCCTCCAGGGCCTTCCCCTGCTCGCCGGACAGCGCCTTGCCGCGAGACAGCGCCGAGCGCTCCAGGGCCTTGCTCCCCTCGGCCTGCCGGAAGGCATAGCCGGGGTCGGCCTCAAAGGTTTTCGAGAAATTGAGCCGGTCGAACGTCGGCAAGTTGGCCGAGAAGTTGGGTCGAGGGACGGTGTTGGCCAGCGCGTTGAGGCGGCTGGCGTCCGGAGTGCCGCTCGGCCCGCCGGGGCTCCCCTGGCTCCCGCCATAGGGGTCCGTGCTAAAACGCCACTGGTCATGGCCGCCGTTCGTCTCAAGTGAGCCCCAGCCGAATAGGCGACCAAGCTCGTTCAGGCCACCACGCCCGGCCGCCATGTAGGGCGAGGCATCGACGCGGTTTTCCATCCGCTGATCGCGCGAGATGTTGGCGTTCGTGGTGGCAGCATTCTGGGCCGCCTGCGCTGCGGCAGCGCCGCCAGCCTGCGCGCCGCTGGCACTTAGGAGGCCGCCGCCGATCGACCCTGCGACTGAAAGGCCGCCCAAGATGGCTGCAGAGGTTCCGATTGCCATTTAATGCACCGCGCCTAACCGTTTCCAGAAAACGGACTCGGCGGGGGCATAGCCCTTGGCCTCGTACAACCGGCCTACAGCTTTTCCGCGTAGACCTAGTTCCGCTACCATAGCAGAAAGCACCACCCCTTGGGCAGTGGCCCGATCCTCAAATTCCTTCAAAAGGGCAACGCCGAGACCCTTGCGGCGATCGGGCTGCACGTACCACCAAGTCTCCTGGGCCAGCGTCACCTTGTAATTCCACAGGGCCGGGATGAAGGCCGCGCCAAGCATCCCCACAACCTCTCCGTCGTGCTCGGCTACAAGCATGACGCCGCTTTTCGCCAGCGCCTCACATGTCGTCAGGAACGAGCGCGGGCAAAACTCGATGTTGGGCAGTTCCAAGGCGGTGAAGCGCTCTGCCAGGCCGGCCTCTTCAAAGAACGCGGCGCCCATCCGGATCAGGGCGTCGGCGTCCTCTTGGGTGGCGTTGCGGATCATGACTCCATCAGCCTGATAAATTCGCGGGTAGGCCGCCCGGTCTTGGGATCGGCAATCGGCTGGCTGGCTACGGGGGCCTTGCTGGCAAGCGAGTTGAGCACCAGGATCAGCGTCCGCAGCGGCCTGCCGTACTCGTCCACGATCTCTGCCGTCGCCCCCAGGAAGGGCTGCGTTGCCGTCACACGCAGGCCGTTCACCTCGGCCATGAATGACCGGGTGGCCCTGCGGTTCTCCACGATGGGCTGCTGGGCGTTCACTGGAGAAGCCCCTCGACTTCGTACCTGCCTCCGTAGATGGCCCTCTTGACCGGGTCGGAGCAGGAGATCTCCACCGCTCCATTGCGGAACATGCCGAGCTGGTGCCATGTGCAGCGAGCGCGCCGGGCGCCGGCCGCGCCAACGCTTGCCCACTTCTCGTTCCCGTAGGTCATGCCGCCGTCACGCGAGAAGCGCAGCATCCACTGAGGGTCCGAGCCCTGCCCCGTCGGCAGGCCAACACCCAGCTCGCATTCAAGCTCGACCTCTCGCAGGATCGCACGCGGGCCGCCAGGATACGCGGGATAGGACACGATGGCGCTGCGAATCTGGTCAGCGCCGTCCAAGTAGGTGTCCAGATCAAGCTCACGGATCACACCGTCAGCCAGGCCCACAAGCGTCTTGCCGTAGGCGGTGAAGATGCACAGCACATCCCACGCAGCGGGGATGACCGAGGTGCCCGACTGCCGCTCGTGCCACAGGTTTGTTGCCGCGTCGTAGACGATGGTGCGGTCCAGAGTCGGCAGCCTCAGGACGTAGAAGTGATGGCCGCCAATGGCGTGCGTGCTGGCCTCGGCATCGTCCACCGTTCCCGAGCGCAGAAGCTCCTCCACCGCGAAGTCGGAGATCCGCTGGGGCGTATAGCCGTTGGCCCGGTAGATGATGCGATCGTCACCCAGCCAGAAGACCGAGTTATCCATCAGGGCCGCCGAGAGAGGCGCGGCGATGCCCCGGTCCATCAGCGATCCGGGGATTGGATCGAAGGGGAACACGGAGGCTGAGCCCGCCCACACCTCGGTCGTGTCGGTGCCGAATAGCCACATCTCGTTGTGGTTCGCCAAGCCGCGACGCAGGCCGTCAGGCGCAGACTCGGCCGTCGCGAAGTCGGCAGCGTCGAAGGCCGAGAAGTCGTAGGAATCGGACAGGAACCACTCGCCGTCCGTCGCCGCCTTGGTGAAGGCGCCATAGCCGTTGATGAAGTCGAAGCTGGAGGCGCCGTCAGCCGGGTACTGCGCGTCGGTCACTTCCACGACCACCGTAGGCGCCGCCGCCGCGATGTAGAACAGGCGGCCGTTGACCAGCAGCCCGATCTGGACGCCGTTGCTTTTCATCATGGCCGAGCCGGTGGAGGCAGGCGTGGCGCCCGTGCAGGCCGTGGCGGTGCCGTTTCTTTGGATTTGGTAGACCGTCGTCCCGGACAGCACGTAGAGGGCGCCGAGCGCCTCTAGCCCACAGCGGATGTCTTCGCTGCCTGCCGTCGTAAACGCCTTCTGCCCTGGCGTGCCGAACAGTATCCAGGGTGAGACGGAGTTCGCCGGCGCGGGCTCGGCGTAAAGATTGACGAGACGCGCGGGATTGATCGGGCGCGAGCGGCCGCTGGCTTTGCCGAGAGCGAGAGGTGATCTAGGCACGGGTTATATTCCCGAAAGTGGCGCGGCGGCGGTTGACGATGCCCTCGTCGGTCTGCGCCATCGGGGCGGGCGTGAAGTAGGCTTGCAGGGCGTTAAGCGCGTCCGTCACGTCGGACCGCTGAGCATCCGTCAGAACCTTTCCGTATTCTTGCGCAAGTTCAGGCACCAGACGCCACGTCGTGGAGCGCACGAGGAAGTCCGGCACGTTGACGGTATCGTCCAGCCCCAGGTCGGTGTGGGTGTACTGGATGCCCTCGGCCTCCCAGCCGTTCATCATGTCGTTCAGCACGTAGAGCGCGCGCACGGTCTGCTCGGCAGTTAGGGCCTCGTCCTCGCTGATGAGGGCCATGCGGTGGAAGGCGTCGGTGATGACTTGGCGTGCGGTGCGGGTTGCCATGGTCAGCTCGTGATGTGTTCGAGAACACGGAAACGGCCATCAACGCCGACCTGAAGCGCGGCGCTGATCGTGACCCAAGCCTCGTAGTAGTAATCACCCGCCATGTACTGCGTGGCCGACGCCGTGAAGGCCGCCGTGAACGTCCCAAGGGCAGCACTCACCACCGCACCCGTCACGGTCAGCACCGGCCAGTCGGAGTTCTTGCAAGCCGGCGGGCGGCCTACGCGCAGGGAGATGGTTGCCGCCGACAGGCTCAACACGGCGTTGTCGTCATCACGCGCATAGAGCGTGAAGGTCCGGTCCGTGCCGCCCTTCATGCTCAGGTTCTTGATGTTGCCCATTAGGGCGCCTCCGGCGGAGTCACCGCATACCCCGCCTCCTCCAACGCCTGCGCCATCGCATCAAGGTCTGGCTCTGGCCCTGACAAGACGAGGCCAGCGCCGGTGAGCCGCGAGAGAAGATCATCAGCCATGGCGTTGGACGATACGCGCCCGCGACGCATCTCCTTGACGCATCGGACGAACTCCTTGCGACCGGCATCGGTGAGGGCCATCAGTCAGCCCCCGCGTGATGCTCGGCGCCGTTGTGGCGCTTCTTGGCCTGCATCTGCCGCTTCAGCGCCCGCTTACTCTTGGGCGCGCCATTGGTCAGCCCAGCCTTCAGCGCCGCGATGCGCTCTTCCTGCTTCTTCTGCGCGGCCTCCAACGTCTCCTTCACAAGAGGCTTGGCAGCCTTCAACCAAGCCACGACCGTCGCCTGCTGCTTCTGTATCTCGGCGTCCTCGGTGTATTCCGTCTGCTCCTTGATGGGGACCTCGCAAGAAGCCTCGAAAAACGGGTTCCAGTCGTCGGATAGGTGACACTGGTTCCAGGCCGTCGCCGCATAGGTCGCGAAGTCCACGCGCGGCGCGCTCTCGTTCTTAAGGTTGTCGCTCACCTCGAGGAAGCCCAGCCCATCCAGCGCATCCGGGATGTAGACCTGCTTCGGCATGAACAGCGGCAGCATCGTGTCGATGGCGTTGTAGAGCTTGATCGGCGCCACGGAGGTTTTGCTCGGTGGTATCCAAACCGCGTTCATGTGGCAGCAATTGATGTGCAGCCGCTCCTTGCCTACCCAAAACATGTAGTGCGAGTTCGGCATATCCGTCGCCAGATCCGACTTGCCCATGATGTTGCCGCGCATCTGCTTGTGCAGATGGCGCCAACCCATGTCGCCCAGCTCAAGATCGGGGATGACGAGCGAGCCGTCAGCCTGACGAAACTTCTCGATCTCCGGCAGGCAGGAATGAATGTCGGCACTGATCCCAGTCTGCGCGATGCCGCCGTCAGGCGCCTGCTCGGCAATGCGCCACATGTTCTCGAAGTATGCTTCGGCGTAGAGATGATCCGGGAACAGCGAGTGGAAGCCCATGCCGGCCTTGCCCGCCATCCACACCAGGATTTGCTGCGTCACGCCGAGCAGCCAATACTTGTTGAGCGTGCTGCCAACCGCCAGCGAATGGCGATGCGCCTCCTCGATCTCGGCGGCGGGGGCGTTGCGGGCTATGAGCCGCTTGTGGGCCTGGTGGACCTTCTCGTACTCAATGCCGTTGTTGAAATCCATGATCGGCTGGGGGATGACATGCACGGTCGTCGGCAGGCCGGCAGCGGTCATGTCGCGAGCAAGGTAGTTGATGCCCTTGAAGCTCTTCGCGTCCGTGAAGAACACGACCTGGCAGCGCCCAAGGAGTGCGGCCCGGTTCCTCGGCGCCATCAGCGTAGGCAGGCAAAGCGTCGTGAAGCGGGCGACAAACTCGTCACCCCACAAAGGACAACCCATCAGCACCTTGGGGGGCGCCAATGGGTTAACCGGAGGGGGGAGCACACAAGCGGACTTGTGCATCTCCCCCCAGAACCAGGTTTCGAGAGAGGGCAGATAGACTTTGAAGTCTATCGCCGACTCCAGATCGATCCCGAGCACTTAACCGCCGGCCGTGATCAGGCCGAGGTTGCCCAGTGCCGTGATGACCGCGTTGAGCTGCGCGATCGTGGTTGCGCTGGACGACGCGGAGGCCGAGACCGAGGGGCGGACGATCGGCGTGACACCGAAGAAGCCGATCTTGTCCGTGGCGTTGAAGCCATAGATCGACCCATCGCTGGCGTTGTTGACGACGTACTTAGCAGCCATTGTCGTTTCTCCTTAGCCGCTGGTGCGGACGATGAAGTTCGGCTGATGGGCGAGCACGCCAACCAGGCAATCGAAGCGCCACGACTGAAGGTCGTTGACCATGTCGTAGCCCTGCACCAGGCGAAGGTTGAAACCGTCGTAGGAGCGAGACTCGCACCACGCGGCGCCCTGCGGCTTCTGCAGCGCCGGCATGGCCAGCGTGGCTGCATCCTTGTGGTAGACGAGGCTGTTGGTGTAGGCGGTCGCGCTCGACCCCTTCCAGGTGATGGCCGCGCTGTCCGCCGGGGCGGCAGTGACCGTCTGGTAGGGACCCGAGTCGATGATCGCCGGGGAGATTTCGACGCTGGCGAGCCCGCCCGCCGTCGCCGTGACCGTGCTGACCACAACGAACTGCTGGAGGTAACCGGCATCCGCCTTGGTGATCGGGTTGACCGCGTTGACCGAGGTGATGGTGAACACGTCGCCCTTGTTGATTACGGCGTTAGCCGTCGTGTTCTTGATCTGGGTCGACATGGACAGGTAGGTCGTGTCCTTCGCCGTCGCATACGTCACCTCAAGGGTGGTCGTAATCGACATGGTGGACGTGCCCCAGTTGCCGTTGGTGTGGGTGATCACGTTCTGCGACATGTACATGTCGACGTTGCCCATCAGCGGCAGCTTGGCCTTCTTCAAGGCCGATCCGGCGACATCGGTGATGAAGCTGCCGGTCAGGAATCCGGCGACGCCCCAATAGTCGTCCGGGGCGACCAGGCCGACGCGGCTGTCGGTCGGGACCGACTGGTTGTCGAGGCGATTCGGGCCACGGAAGAGAGCCGCAGGCGCCGTAATGACGGTGCCGGCAGTGCCAACCCAGTTGTACGAGCGGTCGGTCAGTTCCGTGGTGATCAGCCGGTCGATGTGGTTGGCCAGCTTGATCATCTGCGGCTTCAGGATGCGCTCGGAGAACTTGTCGACCGAGAGCGTGAGATCCGCGCTAGTGAACTCCAGATCGGCACCGAGCTGGGTCGCGACGGTCAGCGCCGTCCGGCCTTCGGTGACATCCTGGGGGACCATCGTCGCGCCCTCGCGGACGGTGCCGCGAATGGGACGAGCGATGCGGATCGTTGCGCCGTTCTTGGCAGAACTGCCGCCAAACTCGGCTTCATAGTCGCGGTTGATGAGCTTGCCCGCGACGATGTTGTTGGTGAGGTGCATGATCCCTTCTTTGAGGATCACGTCGTTGGTCAGAAGGGTATTCGTAGCCATTGAGGGTTGAGTGCCTTTGTCTGGCGCCTCGGTCGGTCAGCTACTCATCTCGGGGGGCGTTGTGGTGTTTCCTCCAACCGGCCGCATATGCGTCCATGTCGTTGGCGGCACGCCAGTCCTGTTGAGTCACTGTCCGGCCTCCGACCCTGGGAGGGGGCGGCGGCGCGTTGGTTGCGTTCGGCTTGGGCTTGTTCCCCATCTGGAGATCGGCCTTTGCCAGTTCCTTGAACGCCGCCGCCGGGTGCAGACTTGAAATGCGCGCAACCTCGTCTGGATTCTTCGCGAAGTGATCAACCAGGGCCGCCTTGTTCTCGGCCGCTTGGTAGAGGTAAGCCGCAAACGCCTCGGATACGTCTTCTTTGGGAAGCTCCAGAAGAGTCTCCCACGCATCCGCGAAGTCGATGCCTGCGACCTTCGCCTGCGCCATCGCCTCTTTCTCAAAGGCCGACCGCGCCTGCTGGGCCGCTGCCTCCGCGTTCCCTTGGGCCTGCGCCCGCTGGGTCTCGGAGACGACCTCTCGTGCTGCTGATCTGGCCGCTTCTTGGCCAATGTGCCGCACGTAATCATCGTAACTCGCGAAGTCCGACGCCTTGGGCTGCTCGCTTGCGCTCCTCGCTTGAGGCGCCGGCTGCTGCTGGGGGTTTCCCCTCAATGCGGCCAGCTCTGCCTCAGCGCGCAGGGCGCGTCGTTCTGCGTTCGCACGTTGGCGTTGAATTCGTCGGTAGTCGGAAGATTCCTGGAACTTCTTCGGCTCTTGAGCCGGAGCATCCGCCGGACCCTCTTGCGAGGGGACCGCAGGCGTTTCCGCCTGATTGGCCGGTGCTGAGTCGGCCGGGTTGCTAGCAGGCGCGGCCCCGTTGGAGGGTTGCGCGGGCGCTACAGTATCAGTAGCAGCGGCGTTGTCAATATCCGCGATGGTGACTAAGGCTTCGGGGTCGTTCATGCGGCTCCTAGGGGTGGTGATTCGATCTCGACCATGGGCGGCAGGTCATCCCCGCCGACTTCGACCATCGGGGGAAGGTCGTCGCCCGGAGGCGGCCCGGCTTCAGGCGGCATAGGAGGCGCTGGCGGGGGCGCCGGCATAGGTGCGCCCGGGGGAGATTGACCGGGAGGACCGCCCATCGGCGCACCGCCCGCCAGCATCTGTTGAATCTGCGCAATCGACGCCTGCAGCTGCACAAGCATCGTGGCCGTCTCGACCTCGGTCTTCTGCGTCTCGGCCTTGGTCTTGCCCGCGTCGGCCATGTCTTTCTCGACCTTGGCAATCATGTCGGGCGGTGGCGGTGGCGGCTCGGGCGGGGGCTCGCCCTCCTCCGGTATGCCGTTGGCCTTGCGCAGGCGCTTCGCCATCTCGTCGGCACCGGGCCAGTCCATGTTGGAGATCAGCAAGTCGCCAATCAGCGGCATCATCCGGGGATCAGCCCGCACGATCTCCACCATGTTGGCCACAGCCTCGGCGCGCTGCGTCGCGAACGTCGGGCCTGTGGTAACAACAACGTCGTACTCGCCATCGGAGAGGTCGTAGAGCGGCGCGGGCTTGCCGGTCTTCTCGTCCATGGGCGGAGGGGCACCGGGCGGAAGGCCCATGCCCTGGTTGACCGGCAGCATTTCGGCCGTCCCTTCCTCGCTCAGGATTCGGACTTGGCGCTGGGTGTCGATAATGCGCGGGATGAGGTCGACCAGGATCTTGCCGCAATAGCCGATCCCTCGACCCAGGTTGTCCGGGTACAGGAACGTGGCGGTGTTGCCCTCTTGCTGGCGGGCGTTGATGGCCACGCCGGAGGTCTCGTTGCTGCGAGCCCCAAGGGCTGCGTCATAGATGCCCGTAACGCGCTTGATGTCCTCGGCGGAAATGATCGCCTGCGTATCGAGGCCAGTTGATGCGATGGGCGGCGGGCTGCGCTGCGGCGGCCCCGGATTCATCTGATCTGGGTTGAAGATGAGGTACGCCTGGTTGGTTGACCCAGCCTTGGCCCACATCCCCTCACGGCCTTCGACCTGCTTCTGCGTGACCATGAAGGGCGCCTTGGGCTGCAGGGCAACAGCCTCGACGCTGGCCGAACGCGTGTAGTTGTAGATCCGCTGGGGGTCGCGGGCGTCGTGGATCATGCCCTTTCGGACGGTAGAGCCCTCCATCGTGGTTTCTTCGCCGGCAACCATGCAGATCGGGATGTAGCGACCAGCCCACGCATGGGGACCGCTCAACTTGTCCGAGCCCGATATGATGTACTTCTCGACCTTGAAGGTGTCGACTTGGCGGGTCTTCAGCTCGCCGCTCTCAATCGCCCGATCGACCATTTCCTCCGCCTGCTCGGGAGCCATCTCCTCCGGCCCCGGCTTCGGTATCAGCGCCTTGTCATCGCAGGTCGTGCCATCCGGCAGCAAATAGAGCGTCTTCTTGACCGGCACTCGCCGCCAATACTCAGCGATGCGGATAACGTCGTTCACACGCCACGGAAAGATCGTCTGGTTCTCAACGCCGCCCGGCGCGCTCACCACCGCCTTGCCGGGGTATTCCTTCTTGAAGTCCTCCACCGTCAAATAGTCGAACTTGAAGGCGTAACGCATGTCCGACCTATCGAGGAGCTGACAGAACGGGTCGATCAGCACGCCGAACGGATCGAGGATGGGCCTGATGCGGATGTCCTGCTCGAAGGCGTCGTCAGAACTGTACTCGGTGACGACCTCCCAAGCCCCCTGCCCCGCCTGGGCCGCGTTCTCGACCGCCTTGATGTAGCAGTCCTTCGCCTGGCTCTGCTGCTCGATGTTGCGGATGATGCCGGTGTAAGCCTCCGCAGTCTCCTTGTTGGCCTTGCCGCCGGCCGGCATGACCTTGATGCTCGGTGGGCTCTTGCGCACGTCGCCGGTCATCTGCTTCACGAACTGGGGAAGCATGTTGACGGTGAGGACGGGGCGGCCGTCCTTCTCGCGCATCTGCTTGGCCTTCACGTCCCACTGGTCGCCCGCGTAGAACTTCTGGCAGTCGCGGCCTTCAGCGACGTTGTTGCGCTCGGCAAGCCATGCCTCATCAGCGCGGCGCAGGGCTTCTTCAAGGACATCGTCTTTGGCGGGCAGGCCGTCGCGCTGGGATGCGGAGCCGTTGGCTCCTGTGCCACTCTGGGGGCCGGAGCCGCGTTGACTAGGCTTGGCCATGATCGAACTCCATCATGCGGCGCAGGAACGCCGCCTCTTGCCGATACATCGCGGCCACCATGCGCCACAGAAGGGCCTCTAGCTCAGCGGGCATCGCGCTTCTCCGGCAGGGCGAACGGTATGGCCTGCACCTCACGCCGCTTGCGCTCGGCCGTGTCGGGCTGGTCCTGATAGTTCTCAAAGGGCCGGCCGCGGAAGATCGATGTCGGCAGCGCCGAGCCGAACGCCAGCACGCAGTCGAAGCAGGGGCAGCCGACGCCGTGGCTGGGCTTCTGCGCGAGGTCGCGGAGGTAGGCTTCCAAGCGGGCGTGCTCGGGGATCATGCGGCAGCCCCTACAATTCCCCATTCCTCAAGGCCCGCTGCAATCACGCCCTGCCGCTGCATCACATCCGCAGCCGTGGGCATGCCCTCCAGCACCGCCGCTGGCACCTCCGCAATCGGCTTGGCGTAGTACGGCAGGCGATTGAACTCGCCGCCAATGTCGCCCCAGCAACTCGCCGCGAAGGTCTCCCAATCAACGAAGGGCTGCGCCTCAACGTCTGCCTGCTCAATGCCGATCATCACCATGTCGTCGGCCAGCGTCGGGCATACGAACTCGTCCACTATGCGCTGGATCTCCCTGTCCAGCGTGTGAAGCGGAGGCGGCGGATAGCGGCGTGCCGTCTCAGGCGTGAGGTATACGGGGCTGTTGTAGGGGCTGAACAGCATCACCCGGTCTTGAGCGCGCCACAGGTGGAAATGCGACGGCGGCATGGATACCGGCACCTTGGCGCGGTTCATCAGGTAGGCCGACATGCGCTCGTGGAGATGCTCCCAAGCAACGTCACCAAGGACATTGGCGGAAACAGACAGCGCGCCATCTGCTTCGCGGCGTCGAAACAGACGGACAGCCCCCGAAAGGGCCACGTTCAGCCCGTTGTGAACAACGTCCCCCTGCTCAGCCAGCCGGAACAGGTTGGGAAAGTACCGCTCGGAATAGCACTGGTCCGGCATCAGCATGTGGAACGCGCAGCCCTTGTCGGCCGCGTGACGGACAATCGTCGCCTGCATTCCCGCCAGCGTCTCGAACAGCGTGTCCTTGGAGCCCGCCGGCAGTTCGTACAGCTCATGCGGGATGTCGCCCAGGATGGCCGTGAGGCGGTCACAGGACTCCTTGTCGGTGGCGAGGACCACGGACGCGCCGTTGCTGCGCAGGGCCTCCAGGTTCTCCGGAGCGCGCATGGAGGCCACGCAGAAGCGCTCGAAGATGTCGAGGAACGCGGGGCCGTAGACCATGCCGCCGAGGATGAGGGGACGGATCACGGCAGCCACCGATTAGCGCACCACGCCAGCAGGAAAACGAAGGCCATCACGGGCACGGCGAGCAAACAGCCGAAGGCTATGGCTAGAAGGAATGTGCCGAGGGTCATCCCTCGGCTCCCAGCCAGAAGGCGTAGGGAGCGTCACCCATCACCAGCCGACGATAGACGGCATTGGTGGCCAGCAATTCCCGATGCAGCTCGCGCCAGTCGCTGGCGAAGTCGCGCAGCCCGAGGTCGGCGGCCGTCATCTCGCGGTGTTCGTCCACCTCGCGATAGCTGTGAAACCACGGATTATATTCGTAGACCTTGCCGTCATCCGACCTCCAACGAGGGCAGACTTCGCGCAGCATCTCCGGCAGCCCCTGCGGCAGGCCCATGTCGTTGATGTTGCTCATGCGGCCCTCGCGTATTCACCATGGATGCGATCAGCCGCAGTGGCGTACGCGAGATGAGCAGCGACGGGGCAGTCAAACAGTCCCAGATGGTGAGACTTGCCGTCCTTCTTGATGCCGGCCTGCCATTTGTTCGACTTCTTGTTCCAGCAGACCCCCTTGTAGCCGCTCGTGTTACCCGGCCTGGGCTTCGTGTTGGCCTGATTGGTGCTGTCGTTGCACTCACGCAGATTGGCGAAGCGATTGTTGGCCTTGTCTAGGTCGCGATGCTCCACGTCCTCCGGAGGGTGCTCGCCCGTGACGTAGAGCCACGCGAGGCGGTGAGCCAGATGCGTCACCCCATCGACGCCGATGAAGAGATAGCCCGTGTGGTGCAGTGTTCCGCGCGTGGGCTTTCCCCGCCCCTTACCGAATAGGCGCGTGAATAAGCCCGTGTCCGGATCGTAGTGCAGGACTTGCCGCAGGCGGTCGGCTGTGAGCGCAAGTGTTTTCATCCTACACGGCCATCCAGCTACCAACGGGGACGTGACGCTCTTCCGCCTCTTTGACGATCGGCTCTTCGTAGACCACGCACATCAGGCCATACGAGTCGGCGCCGTGGCTCGACCAGTCGTGATCAGGCCCCAAGCCCACATTCCGCGCCTCGTCACGCTTCTCGTGATACCAGCCCAGCGCATCCAAGCCGGCCTGCGTCGTGGCCTCGTTGAACCACACCATGGGAAACCGGCGGCGCGCGGCCTCTACGCGGTTCATCGCAGCGCCCTTGCCCTGGTTTGGCACAACTTCCACAGAATAGCCCGCAGCCCTCAGCGCAGAGGCGTAGCTAACGTCAAAGACCTTGTCGTTGCTGTCGCCGTCGTGAGGCAGCCAGAACTGGGCACGAGCGGGCGTGTAGCCCTGCGTCCTGCACCATTCGAGGTGCGCGCCTATCGGTTGGCCAACAGCCTCGTAGTAGTTCAACACCCGGATCTCGCGGCCAATGAACTGAGCGGCCCAGATGGTGAAGGCGTCCGCTTGCCTGCCCGTCCCGCCGATGTCGCAGAACAGGCGGATGGTCATCAGCGGGTCGGCCGCTACCCTGCCAATGCGGCCCTGTGCGCGAGCCTCGGCCAAGTGGCGGGCGTAGTAGGCCCCAGCCAGCACCGTGGCGTAGTCGCCTTCCCAGATGTGCGGATACTGGTCGGGGTCGTCCCTCAGGCAGTCTTGGCGCTCTTGTTCCAAGACGCTAGGGAACCAAGGGTTGTCGCTCCAGTTGGCTCTAACCACCATTGCGCCGGTTGGCAGACTCTCACCCCGCAGCATGGCATCGACGGGATCAGTCTTTCGACGCGGGTTCCAGGAGAACCAAATCTCAGAGCCTTCTGCTCGGATGGTAGGCCGCAGGAGGGAAAGGGATCTTGCGGACAGGCTTTGCGCTTCTTCACACCAGGCACGCTTGTAGCCCTCCAGAGATTTGATGGACTCGGCCGTGTGGTCCTGCATGCCCTGGAACGTGGTCAGGCCATCTCCAGGCGTCTTGATAACGTCGCTGAACACCTTGAAGCCGTCAGCCTCACCCAGCCGGTGTTCTGCCAGTTTGTCCTCGATCAGGCGCTTGGCGGACTCCTTCAGGCTTTTCTGGACTTCACGGATGCAGACAGAGCGCAGCCCCTTGTTGCGCATGCTGTCGTCAATCAGCAGGTCCGCGAAGAAATGCGACTTGCCGCTGCCACGGCCACCAAAGGCAGCCTTGTAGCGCGCGGGGGCGAGCAAGGGCTGGAACACCCTAGCCGTCCGTATGTCGAGGATCGACAATGGAACGCCTGATCTCTGTGATTACGCGCACGGCAGGATCGTCATCGTCCCCACCCACGATGGCCTGGGCTGGTTTGCCGTCGAGCCGATCGCCCAGTTCCTTCAATGCAGAGATGTCTCCGCCCTTCGCCGCCGTGATGAGCGAATCCGCCAGTTCATCCAGTTTGGTCTTGGGCTTCTCGTCCCAATCGACCTCACGCAGAACAGCCAAACGCAGCGCATCGCGCCACGCTTTATTGGCCCAGGCTCCGCGAGGACGCCCTGCCATTTTTAAAATCGGCAAGTCATTGAAATAGCGCGTTGCTCCTTGGGGTGAGCGACGCGGGAACCATGCTACAATTTCTGTAGCGTGCGCTACCCTACAGGGGAAGCCTCTTTAGACATTACTTCCGCAACGGCAGCGCGGGCGTAATTCGACCTGAATAGCTTGCGGACCTTGAAGTAATACCGGCGGATCTCGGGGTCGGTCGGGATATGCCAGCCATTGTACTTGCTGGCTTTGCGTCCTTGCTGCAGTGACGCAAGGGTGCTGACGCGATAGCCCTCGTCCGTCTGCCAGCGCTTGGAGGCTGCGGCGCCAATCTTGGCCTTTGCCTCCTCCGTATGCTTGTACTCGCCTTTCTTTGCCCCGGATTTGACGTTGCGCTTGAGGCCGAGCACCTTGCGGCGGCGGCAGATTGCACTGAGGGAGCGGTTTAGGATGTAGGCCAGGTCAGCGTCGGACTTTCCCTCAGCGTGGAACGTTCGGATGTGGTGGTCATCGGCAGCGGCGAGCTTCCATGGGCGGCGCTTCCCGCCCTTCTCGATAGTGAGGGAGGTCATGGCCTGTGCTCCTCCGTGACTTCATCGGGACTGTCTGCTATGTTGCGCGTCGGCGGCACGGGGCGGTTGGAAAGCTGGTGCCATTGCATCCCAAGAAGGTTCGATTCCTTTCGTGCCGCCTCTTCTGCCCCGTAAGCGGGCCGCGCTCTATTGGTCATCTTTGGGGTAAAGGCCACGCGGCTGGTCGGCGCGGCGCACTTTCTGGCGCCACGTCTCTCGCCCCTCTTCGCCCAACCGACGCCATGTCGTGAGCGGATCGCCGGCCTCGAATAAGCGCCATGCCAGCAATTCGATTAGCAAATCTCTCTCACTCATGTTCGCTCTCCTCTCACTTGCATTTGCACAGCATCAAATACTTGATCTCCGCTCATCTGTGCTCCTCCGTGACTTGGGGGCGTGGATCTCTAGGCATACCCCGCACCCCGCTAATCCCTCCCTCAAGCTTGGGTTCAGGGATCAGACGATGCTCGGAGCCTTCAGCGTGAAAGCTCACTGTCCATTCATGACCGGCGATAGCTGCGCTGCGTATTTTAACGAGTGGCCTTCTCGCCCTCCGCCGTAACGACGGCCTCTGGGATGATGCCCTTTTACGGGCGGCGCAGTTGCTCCCCTTCGCATGGCCTCCGGGGACGGTCGGGGTAAGTTCCCGGCCGGTCTCTTGCGACCCTATTTGACTGCGGCGGTCGCGTTCCTGGCCAGCATGCGGGTTGAATAGCGAGTCCATTTAGCCTATAACCCTTTAACCGGTTATGGATGGCTCGACCATCGAAGCGGCTCGTAGCTGGTAACTACATCCGCTTCCCAAGGGGCTCGCTCTGGTTGAGCCCTTTGGCGTTTCTGGTCTACTCCATCGGTGAGAACTTTGCAAGAACACAGGCGGTGAAAACGTTGATTTTACGGGCGTTTTATATTCACAGGAGCGCCTCCTGCTTGGGTTGTGGCGTCGGCTCGGAAAAGAGGCGCGGTTGCCGGTATGCCTCCTCTATCCGGCGGCAGGCGATGTCGAAATAGCGGGGCTCGATCTCGATGCCGATGAACTTGCGGCCGAGGTTCACGCAGGCAACGCCCGTCGTGCCGCTGCCCATAAATGGATCGAGGATGGTGAGCGCCTTGGTGCGCTCTATGCACCACTGCATCAACGTTACTGGCTTCTGCGAAGGATGAAGCCTGTCACGAGTGACCTGCAAAAGAGAGAGGTCACGCCAGCAATAAACGCCATGGCCGCCTTTCTCCCATGCGATCTCTGCATCAGACAGGAATGAGCCAAATCCGCCATCAAGGCGCTTAAGCCAGACAAGCGTCGTGCCAACAGGGAGACGCGCGGCGTAGTGGTTCGCTCCCCATAGGATGACCTCATCGTATGCGAGCCACGGCGCCGGATCGAACGGCCCATCATCGCCGCGTATCATCTGCCCATAGTGGCGCGATCTGCCGTCGCTTGGGCCGCGCCAGCGGGTGTTGGTGTTCGGCCCCGGAGTCACCTTGCCATCCCAAGCCATCCCATACGGCGGGTCAGCCACCACGGCATCGACCCTGCCGAGCGTTGGCAATATCTCCAGGCAGTCGCCCAGGTAGAGCGTAGCGTCGCCGAGGGTCTCGATGCGGGTCACGGAATTAGGTCCGAGCAATCGACGCCAGCGGCAGCCAGCCTCTCGAACAGAACGCCCATCGCTTCATCTTTGGCGGCCAGAGCCTTCTCGACCTTGTGCCGCGCCTCTCGCTCGCCGTCCCGTTCGGCAATCAGGCGCTCAATTGCCGCAATGGCGTCTCGGTCAATGGTCGCTGAATGAGGACGGTCCCGGTTCGCATGCCATTCGGCACTAGACCTAAGCGCCGAAAGAACGAATGCCGGTTTCAATATTTGCTGTTCAGTGAACATCACTCGCCTCTCCGCTTAATGCCAGCGGCCTTGGCCTGGACGATGGCCATGCGGGCGATGCACATGGGCTCGGCGTGCTCAATCAGGCCCTCTTCGTCAGCCGCGACGAGGGATGAAACCAACGCCTCCAGCGCGGAGAGCATGGTTCGTGCTGCCTCGATCTGGGCGCCGTCGATTGAGTATTCGTCGGTCATGGGCATCGCCACGCGGCGATCAGCGCCTTTATCGGAGGCATCTTGGGGTGCTTCGGCCCCCAGTCCTGCCGAGCGCAACAGTACATGCGCCACACGAAGAGGTGCCGGCGAGCATGGGCCTTCTTCGTGTACTTGAGCCAGTTGACGAAGCCCGCCGAGCGTTCACTGTAGATCGTTGCCGTGAAGAAGCCGGAACCGTCCGGCAGTCGGTGCATATCGCTCATCACTGTTCTCCATTCTTCCAACGTGCTAGTATGTCCTTGGGCACGAAGGACTGGCCCGACTCCGGACGCGGCCCCCACATAGGCGACCACCACCCACCGGCCTTGTACGTGCGAAGCCTCGGCCACCATTCCGTCTCAGGCGGGGCAGATGGCGGCAGATTGAACTGGCTCACACGAGCCTTGGGCTTCCGCTCCGCAGTCGTCCGGCACCAGTTCCGCCACGTAGCCAGCCAATCCAGCTTCACCCCACCAGCGCCAGCCCGGCTAATCCAGTAGTCCCGGAACGTGTCGGCCACCGCGCCAACATCCAGCCCCAGGTCGCGGGCGAACTTGGCAGCCTCTAAACTGGGCTTCCAATCGGAGGGCAACCGCGTGCCACGTCTAACGGGCTCAGGGCGAGCGAAGAGGTCGGGAGAGGTCATGCTGCGATCCTCGCGTGAAGCGGGATGCCGACACCGCGCAGGAAGCCCTCCACCTCATCGACAGAGCGGGCGACGTAGTACGTGGCCTTGCATTCAATGAAGCCGTTTTGGATGTCGAGTTGCTGCGGCGTCTGCTTGCCCTTCCCGGCCTTCAGTTCGATGCCGACAATGATCGGGCCAGGCGCCATGACCAGCACGTCAGGCCAGCCGGCTTGCAGGCCCATGCTCTTCAGGATGGCGCCACGGATGACACCACCGCCGCCGGCCGGGAACGCGCTCCACAGCACGGGCGGCTTCAGCGCATGCCGCAGGAAGGCAGCAACTTGGATTTGCAGGGTCTGTTCTGGGCGTCTCACAGGTGAGCCCATGTATTTCGGTTCTTGATCGCGCTGATCGTCGTCATTGCGACGCCGTATTCCTTGCCGATTGCGACAAGGGTGCGATTGTCCGCGCGGATGCGAAGAACTTGCTCCGGGCGCTTCATGCCGTCTCCAGTCCGATGCGGTCGTCCAAGGATAGAAACTCCTCGGGCCTTGGCGGTGGCTGACGCATCGGGAGCGTGGCCTCACAGGCGGCGCTTACAGGCAGATCGCGCACCCAGGCAAGCCCCATGCTTTGGGCGGCTGCCACCGACCCGCCATAAGTGAGAGTCGTGACAATCGGCTGGTTGGGATAGTAGCGATAGATCGTCCATGTCATTGCGCACGAGCCTCCCCACGTTTTTCCCCGGAGGAGCGCAGCGACGACGCACCCCTGCACCTCGCCATGATCTCCGTGCACAGCCGCTTCACGGCCCTCTCCCAGCCGCGCGAGCGGGTGATGCGGTGCATTCGGCAGGCGCGGGCATGGGCCGCCCGGAGTTGGCGCAGGGTCATGCCGTCCCCCGTTCACGACGGAGGAAATCGGGGATTGCGAAGTCCCATTCTTGGACGATGATGTCGGAAATCGCTGACTCAGGATCGGGCGCGCGCACCGCCGCCGAGATCGCCCTTACCTTCTCCCGGAAGCGGGCGCGGTCCCGATCGACCACCCACAGCGGGTCGCCAAGGTCGTCGGCAACCATCTCGCGATGGTCCGTGGACACTTCGTGGACAGCCAACGCCTTGTGAATGCTAGACTTACTGACTCCGGTCGCCTTGGCCGCTTGGCGCAAGGACATGTCCCCGTTGCTGACCATCTCGACGGCCATGCCCAGCGCGTGGCGATAGGTCTCATCCAGCGCCTCCCGCTCGGCACGGTCGGCGGCGTCTAGCTTGCGCCACGACACTAGGCGACGCAGCGCGGGCGCGTCGTACCCCACGCCCTTGGCCTCGCTGTAGATGTCCTTAACGTCACCGCCGATGGCCTTGCGCTCTTCTTCAAGGCGCTCGATCCGCTCCACCAGGGACTTGAGCTTGGCGTCGGTCATTGCCCTTCCTCCCTGCCCACGACTTCCTCAATCGTGGTGCGGAGCTTCCTGTAGGCCTCGAGAAGGCTTTTCTTCTCGATGTAGACCGTCACGAATCCGGCCTTCACGACGAAGTGGAACAGGTCGGGCTCGAGGTTGGAGCGCGCGAAGCCCTGCCAGCGGTGAAAGCGGAAGGTGATGGCGGTCATGCGGCGATTGCCTTCGGTGTTGCTGTGCGCGCGATGCTCAGCAGGAGGTCGCGGAAGGCGGCGGGCGTGGCAGAGGTTTCGGCTGCCGGCAGTACCGGCCGTTTCCGGTCGAAATGCCCGATCTGAAACGCGCCCGGCACCCGCGCCCAGACGAGCGCGTCGGGCGCTCGATCGCCGTGATAGAGAAGCCACGTCTTCTTGCGCGCGCGATGCCCATAGGCGCTCTGCCAAATCTCGGTTACCCAATCGCCGTCGATGGTGCGCTGCCAATTGCCAGCAACGGGCTCAGGGATGCCGTGAAACTTGAAGGCGCGAGACTCGGCAGGGTGCTCGAGAACGCCGCCCCAGGCGCGGACGCTGGCTAACGCGCTGGCAAAACAGCCATCGTCGTCGTCGATCTTCCAGCCCCAGCGCTTGTGATTGACCGCGCTCAGTTGGTGCCATCGATCACACGGCGGATGGGCGACCACCGGATGCGGGCCGGCGTATTGCCGCGCATCGCGCGCTTGGTCCCACGGATCGACACCGTCAAGGCCGTAGTAGCAGCCACCAGTCTGGACGTAGAGGGCTGCGATCACTTCCCCTCCACCGCGCCTAGAGCGGCGCGCAGCTTCGTTATCGTTTCCGCCGAGCGTGCAAGGTCTCCCCTGCCCGCTGCTTCCAAGAGCTTCGCGCACAGCTCGTCATCGTTGAGCATCGCCACGAAGTGCTTTGCTTGCGGGCCGGCCTTCCCTTCCCGCCATGCTTCGACGGTGCGCGTGCTGGTCTTGATGCGACGGGCAACGAACTTCGCCGACCAGCCACGCAGGGCTTCGCCGATGGCCTCGTTCACGCTGAGGGTGCGGATGGCTACGCTAGGCACGCTTCGTTCTCCGGTCTTTCTGTTAGGAATCCGTTTCGGTGTTCGTTCCATGGGCTTGCTCCATCCTGTGAGGATGAAGCGTGACCCAACATGGAACCGCCTCGGGGCACTGACGAAGCGCTTGGCTGCCAGGCTCGTGGCGCAGCGTCAGGCCGAAATTCAGCAGGGCACCGCAGCCGAAGATCGGCGCGAGCCCAGGATGGACATCGAAGAAAGTGCGCGGCCGGTCGGGGGGAAGACCAACCAGCCGCGCGGCGCTGCCGACAATTGGGAGGGGGCGTCGGGCAGCGCGGGAAACGTGATCAAGTTCACGTCGCTTTTGGGGAGCGGCGTGCGGCCGGGACGGGTTCATGGCGCCCCCGCTCGATCTGTCTCGGCCGACTTAATTGGCAGCGCATGCGCAGCATCGATGCCGAGATGCAGCGCCACCTTGCGATACCATGCAAATTCCGGGGTGCCCTTCGGCGGCCGTATCCGCACCCTGGCGCCGAAGCTGTCGCGGCCAAGCTTCTGCGCAACCAACAGGTTGGGAAGGTTTTGAGCGCGAAAGACA